GTTAGTGTGGCTGTAGTCATGTAATTAGAAAGAGTATTTAGCTCCTAGTTTTGTACCATAAGTATTGTCAGCATCTTCTACTTGTGAGAAGGATACTTCGCCATAAAGACCAAGCTTCTCCGTAGCTGATACAGAAGCTCCTAACTTACCAGAGAAGTTAGAATCAGATTCAACACCGTCTGCGGCATTGATTGTCTTACCACCTTGTACATAGTAAGCGAGAGAACCTAATTCATTCTCGTACCCTACGTGCAGGTCGGTTGCTCTTGATGTATAATCAGAGCCAGTGTAGTCAGCGTTTGTTTCTACGTTGACATAAGGTCCAGCCAATACAGGGCTGGAGAATAGTGTAGCTGCGAGAGCTAGTGTAATTTTTTTCATTAAAATATTCCAGGGATAATTTGACCAGTTGTAGCATATGCTCCTAGAGCAGAGATGATTCCAATCATGGCCCATCTGCCGTTTTGTAATTCAGCGTTGTCATTCATAGTGTATTCAATAGGTGCTTGAAGAGCGATTACTTCTGTATCGTTCATGTGTATAAGGGTAAGTTGAAAGGCGGTGACGATGAACTGTTCGGGCCGCCACTTGACTTACGCTTTAGGTGCTCCTCTCATTATCTTTAATCTTTGTTCAGGAGACATATCCCTATTAGGATAGCCTACCTTTTCAAAGTATTTATCTAAAGTTGTAGGTGTACCATAATTTACTTTAGCTTGTAGATTAGGTAACTGTACACCTTTCTTTAGTATGTCTCCTGCGTTACCTTTCTCTCCACCAACTCCTCGTTCTTCTAGTGTTCTGATCTTTCTAATCCTACGAGTAGCTGGTGTCTCATTAATATCAAAGCTAGGATTACCAGCTATCATTAACTCACTGGCTATACCTTGAGCTATCTCAGGATTCTCTTGAGCCATGATCTGTAATTTTTTAACAGACTCTAATGGTAACTCTAACTGAATCATCTCAGCTGGATCTGTACCTGGCTCATCTCCGAACCCTTGATCCTTCATTGTACCAGGCCAGTCCTTACCGTACCCTGTCATATCTTCAAGTCTATTACCACCTGATTGAGATGCCAATTCAGTTCTAGTCTTTTGATCCTGTATACTCATTGCATTTGTCAGATCTTTGACTGTTATCTGTGGTGCATTACGTGCCATAATTAGAAATTAATATTTGAGCGTTCAAGCTTTTCCATTATGTCTAAACGGTATGCTGAATCCCTCTCGTAACGAGGATCACTCATAGCTTGGACAACTTCAGCTTGACTACGGAATTTAGATCCGTCTGATTTGGGTGCATTTCCTGTCAACATTTTACCTTGATAACCTTGTTCATCATTATACCTATAAGCCAATGCTTTAACTGCAAAGAATGCAGACAGTGGGTTGCCTTCTTCCATAACCTGATCGAACATAGATATTTCCTGTTCACTTAAGGTACCTTGTGCCCACTTCATCATGTCATTATACTTAGCATCTCCACCAGCTATGTTCTTTAGCTCTTGTACATTCTGTTCTGTAAAGTCTGGAGGCTTGGGTACATACTTAGTAGCTGCATCCTTTCTCCATTCTAGATGTAGTTTAGCTAAGTCATTAGTGCTTAACTTACTTAACTGCTCTAGAGTTTCCTTACTGTACTCACCTTTCTCAGATGTAGCTTGATCCCACAAGTCATCTAAGATTCCATACGCTTCAGGATCTGTCTCAGTTTCTTTTGTTTCTTCGCTATCTTCTTTTGACTCCACTTGTTCGTTATCTTCGGAGTCCCCAGCTTGCGAGCTATCTCCAGCACCTTGGTCTCCAAGTTTCTTTTGAAGTTCAACATATGCTTTCTCTAGTTCTTGAGCATCTTTATATTTGCCAGCTAAGAGGCTATCTTCTGCCTCTTGCATAGCTTCTCCAACCTGTAGAGAATCCTGCTCATCAGCATTGAGATTCTCTATCGAGGTTGCTTCTTCTGTGTTTTCAAATGTTAATGTTTCTGCCATAATTTACTGAGGTGGTACTGGTGGTCCTTCTCCCCCTCCTCCTAGTTGTTCTGCTAATTGAGGGTTCTTACTTGGATCAAACACAGGAGCCTTCATCATGTTAGGTGTCTGCTCTGCTACTGTCTGTTCCATTTGTGCTTGCTGTTGTGCTTGCTGTTCTTGTTGTAGTTCTTGTACACTCTTCACTAGGTTGAGTACATCTATACCTTGAGCAGCTGCTAGTCTTTTAATTACTTCGTCAGGATTAATGTATTGTGCGATAGCTTCTGGACCCATTGTCTGTGCAATGGTCTGTAAGAATTGACCGAGACTTTGAACGTCTTGCCCTCTGCCCAATGCATTAATACCAGCAACAATGATAGGCTTAACCATACCTTTTGGTATACGTGGTATCTCGCCTGTCTTTTGGAAGACATTAAGTTTCCTATTTAGATAGGGTACTAAGAATTCTACTGTTAGTAATCCGAATAATCCTCCGAGTTGTTGTTCTAGTTCTAGCTGAGTCATCCGTACTTCTTCAGCAGTAGTACGTTCTGACTGTCTAACATTTAATATTAAGAACGCTTCACTTAATCTCGTTTCTAACCTATTCATCAGCTCATTAGCTGTACTGAAGTCGGCGGTCTTGCCTACTTGTACTACACCTATATCATCTGGTCGTCCTTGGACGATAGCTCCGTTGCCTGCTTGGGCTAGGGTGTGGGGTTTAGTGGTACTTGAGGGTGATACAACAAACACTACTTTAGCAGCTGCTGCAGACCCTTCTACGAGTGCCTGAGACAGTGCTTCGAGTGACTTTAGATCCCCTATAAACTGACCTACTCTTCCACGACCGTAATCCTCACCATCCACTGAGTTGAATCTTAGTGGCAACCACGGAGTAGCTTCTATTGGTGCTTTACTCTGAGATTTAGGAATGATCTTTCCATATACTTCTTGATGCCAGATAAATCTATTGTTATCTCTGGTGACATGAGTGTATACATCACACTCTTGCTCTTCTGGTTCATCTGTTTCAACCAGTGGCATCTCTTCATCTTTAGGAGCGTACTCACCTAGTAGTTTCTTGTTGATACGTTCCTTGGTAACTATTTCTATCACATCTCCGTTGCCATCTCGTTCTATAACAAAGCGATTAAGAGGGAAGAGTTTAAGACCTGCTTTACCCATAAAGATTAGAGCATTACCTGCTACTACTAAATGTTGTAGTGCTTGGTGAATGATCACACGATCATCTGATGCTGCAATAGCATCGAGGATGGTACGTTCAATCTTTGCAAAGGATAAGTCGAGTTCTGATTTTACTTCTGGAGGGAAATCTGTACCTAGTTGAGACTCATCTAACTGTAGCTTAAAGAAGCTGGTTTGTGGAGGTACGAGACTAAGCGAGAGTTTACTCGCTAGTGCTACGACACCTTTGGCACCAACACTTTGCCATGGAGTCTTCAAATTCTTCATACCTTTTGAGTTCTCTTCGTGACCTCTAATAAGATATGGTAGGGTAAGTTTCCCTGCGTCTTCTGCTTCTGTTAAGTACTGAGCACGTTCACTGGATAGGTAGTCATACCGTTCTTTTGCTGACATTATTCTTAGATGTTAAGGGACTGATTGATTCTCATACCGCCACGATTCATTGAACCGTAAGCTCCACCGCCTCTTCGTTGGCCTTGTGTTAATCCTTTCTGAGTTCTAACTCCTTCAACTCCTTGACCACCTTGTAGGTTATAAATGTCTTTGAATTGTTGCTGCTGTTGAGCAGTCATGTTTTGATATCTTTCATCTTGTTCAAGAGCTGCTTGTCTTTGAGCTGCACTTAAGTTCTGGAAGTTAGCTTGCTGACCAGATTGTAGCTCTCTAAACTGTTGAGTTTGTGTAGCTCCTAGTCCTCTAAAGTCTGCTCCCAATCTTTGTTGTCCTTGTCCAAGTCCTTCGACTGTACTTCCAAGTGCTCTGAAGTCTCCTGTTAATCCAGCTAATGCATCTGCATTTGACTGTCTTTGTTGCTGTTCATATGATAGTGATGCTTCACGACCTGATCTCCAGTTAGAGAACTCCTGTCCTCTTCTGTCTAGGTCATCGAACTTAGATCTGATCCAAGCGTCATCATAATCGTTTGGTGTTTCAGTTGTATGATGTACTGTTTTAGTTCCACCGCCACCCATTGTTTTAATCTCCAAGTGTAAGGGTTACAAGGGAATGCTTATCATTCCATTTTAATTTTCTGGCAAGACCTTTTCTTACCTTAGCCTCGATAAAATCGCAGCCATTAAGTTTAGCAAAAGCAATAACAGAATGCTCAAAGGTAGCCATGACTTCTTCATAGTCATGCCCTGATTTAGTAGCCCAAGCGTGGATGTAAAACGATTTCTTACGTGGGTAATCTACTAACTCTCCAAGACAAATTGATTCTATTATATATCCATTAACTACTATCCATAGGTAAGCTCTACCGTCTTCGATAGCAGGTAAAAGATCCTCTGCTGTCACTCCTTCTTCGGAGTGTTCTAATGCTTTATCTATGAGTGGTTTTATTTCATCCCATAGGTCTGGTACATCTATCGGTGGTACAAGATGTGCGTGCATTAGTTGTTCTCTAATCTATCTTGATACCATTCTACTACTGATCTCTGACCAGCTTTATACATGATAGATGATATCTCTTCTTTAGGATGAGGGTTAACTACTGGAAACTTCTCATCCATTTCTGCTGCCAATGACTCGAGATTAGGACCGAGTAGTGGTTCAAGCGTATTGGGGTAGGTTGACATTGCTGTGCTCAAAGAATGCTGGCATACGGGCTGATCTGGTGTCAGAAAGTTGAGGTGCCTTGCCCTCATACATTAATCGATCACTTGAATCCAGCCAAAAATTTTTGTCCAAATATTTATCGGTAGTATTTATACCTAGAGGCTGGAAGATCCAATTAATTGTGGCCTTCCTAAGTTTGTCCAA